GAACGTCGCTGGCGTCCTCGTGGAACAGACCGGCCTTCGTGCCCTTCGGGTAGATGCCGGTGATCTTCTGAGGATCCCACACGACGAGGAAGATCGAGAAGTTGTCCGTGCCGGTGCCGCCGGCGTCGATGATCTGCTGGCCGGTCGTGGTGTTGCCGCTGATCGAATTGTAGCGGGTCGCCAGGCCGGTGAAGGCCTTCGGGCTCGCCGAGGCGTTGCCGTAGATCAGGCAGTTGGTGAAGGTCTGGTTCATCGCCTCCATGAAGGACTGAGCCTCCGAGAGACGGAACGCCGCCACGTCGCCCGACAGAATGGCTTCCTTGCGGTCGACTTCGCTGAAGCCTTCCAGCATGGCCGCGCCTTCGTCGAACTGGCTGACGTTCGACTTGGACCGCGGAACACCCTCGTTGAGAGCGCGGAAGCTGACACCCGGCAGACCGGCGCGAACCGTCGTGCGGTTGCCGGTCGGAAGGTTGCCTTCCATCCACGTAATATCGTCGAGGATGTCGTTCTCCTGGTTCAGGAGCTCCGCAATCCGAGCGATCTTGCCGTCTGGATCGAGCCGCTTGGCGATGTCGACCAGGGTGGCGACGGTGTTGCCGAGAACTGCCATCGAAACTTACTCCATCTAAGGGACACGACGCCTCACGGCGTGGTTGTCCGAGTTAACCTTCAGTCCGCTTCCCGTAGAAAAGCTCTGCATCCGACTTCGGCGCGATCGCCGCGTTCGCATCGCCACGCACAAAGTCCGAATCCTCGCCGATCGCCTTGCCCACAGCAGCGGCGAAACGGATCATTTCGGGGTGATTGCCGAAGCCGCTTTCGTCCAATGCGGCGCGAAGAGGCGAACCCTTGGGAAAACCAAGCTGGTCCATCGCCCGCGCGCTGGCCCGCAGCGTCCCATCCCAATTGTTGCCACCAATCTCCGGATCCTTGCGGGCAGTCTCGAGCCAATCCTTGCGCTGCTCGAGGATGGTGCCCATCAGCTGCTGGTCGCGATCGGCGACGATGCGCTTGGCATAGTCGGCGACTACCGGGACTAGCTTGTTGGCCTGCTCGTTCGAGAGGCCGAGTTCCTTGAATACCGGGGTTGCGGCTTCAACCGCTGCATCGTCCAGCTTCTCGAAGCCTTCGGGCACTGCGAGCTCGTAGGTCTCGGGGACTGCGGCTTGCGGCGGGTCGCCGTCACCATCGGCGGGTTTCGGCTCGGGATCGCCATTGCCAAGCGCGGTCGGCTCGGGATCGCCACTTGGAGCGGGCTCGGCCGGTGTCGGTTCAGCGGGAGCCGGTGCTGGATCGCCAGCGGGTGGCTCACTCGGCGCCGGTGTCGGCGTCGGTTCTGAGTTCGGAGTAGGGGTCGGCTCGTCTGCCACTCTTGGTCCTTTCGATGGGAGGGGATTGTGCTTCTTCGCGGAGCAGTTGAATCATCGTCAGCGTTGGATTGCCGCTGTTGCCCTGGACCGGCTGTGCCGCTTCCAGGAGGCGAAGAACTTCCAACCCCAGGCTCCTGCGCCCGTTCTCGTAGAAGGTGCGCGTCTCGGACCCGTTGGCCGTGGCGACGAATATTCCGCTCATTTGAATCAGCCGCAAACAAAATCTGCGGAACTGCGGACGCTCCATCAGGTCGACGAAATCAGCCGTTTCCTGCTCGGTGAGGTTCATTGCGCCGGGAGCATGTTCTGCAAGCCGCCGCCGTTCTGCGCCGCCTCGCTAAGCAGGCGAGCCGCATCGGCCCCATCCTTGACGGCGGGCATGGCCGCCATCGCCTGTTGCTGCTGCTGCTGCTGCTGGCGAGATTCGCGAAGCTTCTCCACGTCCTCATCGGAGCGGATGATCTTCGGCGGCGAACCTGCCCGGTCGGCGTAATCGTCGATCGCTTCGTCGACGTTGAGCTTGTCGGCGGCTTCGGGGAAGGCCGCGGCGAGGTTGCCGATGAAGCTGGTGACGCGCTCGGTCTGACCGAGGCCGGCTGCGCGCTGCATCTGGGTCAGGATCGAAACGAAGTCGATCTTGAGCGCCTGGCCCTGCAAATTCTCTGGCGGCGTCGGAAGCAAATGGAGCCGTGACATCACGCCGAACGTGCGGTCAATCGCGGGGCTGAGCTTCTCGCCGTTCACCCGCTCGATCGCCGGGCCGAGCTGCGTCATCTTCTCTTCGATGCGGGCGTTGATCTCCGGAACCGTGCGATCCTGCGCGCCTTCCATGTTGGTGATCGCGTTGAACAGGCTGGCGAGCGAGAGTTCGTCAACCGCCTGAGTGCAGCGTTCGATGTCGGCGATGATCGCTGTGATGGCTTGGTAAGGGATCTGATAAGGCACAATCACGGTGTCCTTATCGACCGAGCCGACCGAGACGACATTCCCCGCCTGCCCGGTGAGGTTGAGCGTCGACGGAACGATCTTCTCGGGCTTTATCAGAAACGCCGTGGCTTCGGTCTTGCGCTTGGTCTGAAGCTGCAATTCACGAAGGTCGGGCAGTGCCTCCATCCCCGGCGAGGTGCCGTAGGTATCGCCGCCGATCGCATCCCAGCGCGCGGCCCAGAACGGCTGATCGTCGAAGCCGCCAAGCCGAAGCTGGCCCTTCTCCTTGTCGCCGTCCTCGCAGTCCCAATAGAACGAACGCCACGGTTTGCCCTTGGCGCCGAGAGAGCCTTCCTGCTCGTCGTTCGGCTCCATCGCGTGCATGACGTTGGTCGCCATCTCGTAGTCGCCGCGGTCGTAAGCGTCCTTGACCTTCTGGCTGACCTTGCTCCAGTCGATCGACTTGTCTGGCTTCATCGCGAACGACTGGATTTGCTGGATCACCGTCATCGGGCAGCGCCGGTAAAGCGTGTCCGGCATGTTATCGTCGCCGAGCGCGATCCAGTATTCGCCCGCGGTCATGGAGTGGAACACCATGC